TATTGAGCGTTGGTGTGAAGATATTTAAGCAATTTGATGTTTGGTTGGTAACTTTAAATCCTACTGTTGGTAGCGAGATGAATAAAACTAGACCATGTGTAATAATTTCTCCCAATGAAATGCACTGGTTAAATACTGTAATAATTGCTCCATTAACAACTAAAGGAGTAAAAGCTCCTACAAGAGTATCATTTATTTTAAAAGGAGTAGAAAATGCAGTTGCATTAGATCAGATTAGAACTGTAGATAAAACAAGAATGATTAAAAAACTTGATACTATTCATTCTTCTACGCAGAAGAATATATCTAACGTTTTAATAGAAATGTTTTCGTTAGAGTAAAAATTTAGATAAAAAGAGAAGAAATTATGAGTCGTAGCATTAAAAATAACTATTTTTTATCTCATGCTTGTTGTCGATCTGAAAAGAAAGATAAAAAACTATGGCATAAAGCGTTCCGTAAAAAAGAAAAACAGAAGATAGGAAATAATGATTTAGAAGATCATGTAACTACTCATCATAGAGAAGTAAGTGATCCATGGACTATGGGGAAAGATGGCAAAAGGCGCTATTCTAAAAATTACTTATTAACTTCAATAAAAGGAATTGCTAAAAGTTTTTATAAGAATAAAAAAGAGCGTATAGCGAATGAAAGAAAAATGTTTTATAGATGGGTAGGAAAATGAATACTAAAAAATCATTGGAAACAAAATTAATTACAGAATCCATTAAAACTTTAGACAACAGAATTGACCTATTGGAAAAAGTAATAATGACAAGTGGTACTCCTGAATTAAAAAAAGAATTTTTAAAAATGATAAAAAAGGAAATGCAGGGTAATTAAAAGATAGTTATGGATGATAAATTTGATGGATTAGCAATATTTCAATTATTAGATGGTCGCACAATAGTAGTTAATTCAAGTGATTTGAAAGATTTTATGACCAGTGAAGTAATAATTACAAAATTGACATTTTGCGCCAAAAATACGCCGACATTGGAAATTAAGCGTATTTTAAACGAACACCCTAGTTGGGATGTAGAAGAAATAATATACTGGAGTTCAATGCAAGAATTAAAAAATAATTATGATTAACGGAACAAAACCAGTTAAATTTCTCCTAATTTCTTAACACTTTAACATGGTAAATTAGCAACACTTTCCATAAAATAATTATGTATACAAATTTATACGTTCTTTTCCTTAAAGAATTTTAAAAATTAAAAAAATAGAAATAAAAAAAAGACAAAAACAAAACCTTAAAAAAAATGAAAACAAAAATTAAGGTTTTGTTTTTTTAATAAACAAAATGAGCAAATATGTGTAGACGAAATTATAATTAGACAACTGTTGTTAGTCAATAAAAAAAGTGGGTTTTGCAAAAACAGGAAAGTTAAAAATAAAACCCACTTTAGGTGTATCTTACTTGAATCGTTTGTAAAAGGTTTAATAACCCTAACAGCAATTCTATTTACCTTAAATAGAATTTAAAATTAAAATATTAGTTTTATTAGAAATTAATAGAAAAACTGTAAAAAATAACGCAACTTTTACAAACTTGTTACCAAATTATCAAAATTGCGTTAGGGAGTCTTGAAATAAAATGTAAATGTAGTATCAATTTATACAAGATTAAAATGTTTGTCAAAATAAAGAAATAAAAGATAAATGGCTAATAATACATTACGTCTAAAACTAAAAAATCCAGTAATTTCCCGTCCTGTTTTAAAACTAAAAACATTTACTGCGGAACCAGAGATAGTAAAACCTAAAACAAAACAGATCAAAAAATCAAAACCTGTTGTTTCTAAAGAAAAAAGGCCACCGTTTGCTATACTTGCTCCTGAATATTTTTTTGGAATATTATATCATTTTAAAACAAAATATCCTCATTGTTTTTCTGATCCTATCAAACCGCTTGCTATAGGTATAATCAAGGATATGCTAAAGGAAAGAACAGAACTTGAACTATCAGGAATCAAAATACGTAAGTTTTGTAATATCTACTGTAACACTCCTGAATACAAAGCAGCATTAAAATTAGGAGCAAGTCGAGTAGATTTAAGGGGAAACGTAACTGGACTTGTAGAAGAAAACCATACAAAAATTTCAAAAAAATAAAAATATTTTTAAATATGTTAAGCTATTTTTTAGTAGATTTAACGTATTTAGTAGATGAACATAGATTTATCCTCTATTCCTTCCATTAGTGTTGATGAGCTTTTAACATTAAAACATAAGTTAAACGTTCTAGAAGCAGAGTCTTCTTTATATAATTTTCTAAAACAAGGTTGGCCAATAATAGAAGGTAAAACCCCTTTTATTGATGGTTGGCATATTCAGGCAATTTCCGAACATTTAGAAGCTTGTTATAAGCGTCAAATAAAAAATCTTCTTATTAATATACCTCCTCGAACTGGTAAAACCAATTTAATATCAGTAGCTTTTCCTGCATGGGTATGGCTTCATAACCCAGAAGAAAAGTTTATGTACGCATCTTACGCAAGTTCTTTAACAATAGAACATTCCTTAAAATGTAGAAGGCTTATTGAGTCAGATTGGTATCAAAAAAACTGGGGTGATTTGTATCAGTTATCTAAAGATCAAAATGCAAAAAGTTTTTTCTCTAACAATAGAACCGGTTATCGGATAGCAACTTCTGTAGGAGGAACTTCTACTGGAAAAGGTGGGTCGATTTTGGTTTGTGATGATAGCAACTCTGCTGCGGATGGAGCTTCTGATGCAAAACGAGAGGGAGCTAATAATTGGTGGGATCAAGTATGGTCAACTCGTTTAAATACTCCTAAAAAAGACATCCGGATTGTTGTGCAACAAAGAATACATGAAAAAGATATGTCTGGCCATATTATAGCCAATGATGATGGGAGCGAGTGGGTAAAATTGATTTTACCTATGGAATTTGAAGAAAAAAGACGTTCAAGAACTATTGTATTGCCAAGCACTGATAGTCAAATATGGGAAGATCCAAGGGTAAAAGAGGGACAATTACTTTGCGAAGAACGATTTTCTGAAAAAGAAATCAATAAATATAAAAATGAACTCGGTTCTTATGGTTATGCAGGGCAATATCAGCAAAGACCTGCACCTGAAGAAGGTGGAATAATCAAAAAACCATGGTTTCAATGGTGGAAAGATAGCACTCCTCCTGAAATTGAGTTTGTAATTATGTCGTGGGACACTGCTTTGACAGCAAAAGATGTGTCAGCTTATTCAGCATGTACTACATGGGGTGTATTTTATGATCATAATTACGTAGAAAACGTCATTTTATTATCTATGTGGCGTGATAGAGTAGAATATCCTGAACTTCGTGAGATGACAAAGCGATTATACTTTGATTATAGAGATGTTGGCAAAACTAGAAATCCTTTATTTAAAGGAAGACCAGTTGATATGTGCCTTATTGAGGCTAAAGCTTCTGGTGATCCATTGATACAGGATTTAGCCTTAGGAGGAATTAGGGCTATTCCCTTTGTTCCTAACAAATACGGCGATAAAATCCAGAGAGTAAGGTTAATTACTCCTTTAATTGAAGGGGGAAGAGTCTGGCTTCCTGCTAAACCTCCGTCTTATGATAAATTATTGCCTTTTGCCGATCTGTTTATTGAATCTGTAGCCTGTTTTCCTAACGCTGAGGCTCGGGACTTAGTTGACACAATGACTCAAGCCTTATTAAAACTGAAAGATGGTCAATTTTTACGTCATCCAAGAGACGAAAGACCAACTCCTCCGTCTTATAAAGAAATTAAAGTATATTAATTAACTCTCAGTTGATTTTAGCGTAAGTTTAATATATAATACGCCGTCACGCCGTCTTTTTGTTAATCTATATATATAAATAAATTTTATGGCTCGTAGTAGTAAGGAAGTTGATACATTTAATAAATTTATTGGTAATAAAATTTTTTCTTTAAGACTTGGAAAAGGAATATCACGACAAGAATTATCAAAATCAATAGGGGTCACCCATCAACAACTACAAAAATATGAAAAAGGAGAAAATAGAGTTTCAGCAGGACGCCTGATTTTAGTAGCAAAAGCCTTGGACGTAATCCCTGCTTACTTTTATGAAGAATTTGAGATTGCAAATGATCAAGAGCTTGTTACTCAGCATCAAAGAATGTGCCTTGAGATTTCCCGTAACTTTATGAAGATTACTAATCCTGAATATCAAACTGCCATTAATACTTTTGTGAAAACAATAGCTAAAGCTAGTTAATATTAGTTTATTATAAATCAAAGTCGTTGTGATGCCCTGTTAAAGTTGTATCATGTTCCTCAAAAGTTACACTATCACTATGTTGAGCTAATACCTTCGACCATTTGTTTTGAGGTGGTGCTTTTTGAGATGGAACTTTTTGAGCGGGAGCATCAACTATTACTATTGGAGATTGAATTTTAAAAGTAGCTGGTTTGTGGCTAGAAGGCCTAGCTGTTGAATTAGTTATCTTACTCCAAAATGATTTATTAGAGGAAGCAGAAGAAGGTTCAGGATTATCCGCAGCAATGTCTGTAGTTACGTCCTTGGCTTTTACATCGTTCTTTATTGGTAAATCATGTTTTTTTTTACCTTTACAACAAGATTTTATTTTATAATAAATTAAACCCAATCCTATACATTCTAAAGCAGACCAACTTTTTGTTAACAAAAGGCAACCGCCTCGTACAATAAAAAAACAACAATA